GCTCATAAAGGAATCGCTTCTAGATCCTTTAGTAAGAGTTGGCAGTTAGGTGAAGACATGGAAGTTAAGGATGTGGAGTATAAAAATGGTATGCTCACAGTACAGCTACAGAAGATAGTACCTGAAGGGAAGCAGAAGAAGATTTGGTTCTCAGGAAACAAAGAACTAGAAGCTTCTAAATAAAACTGAATATCGTCGCCGTGAGGAGTCCCTGGCAAAACCCAGGTTGACTCCTCCTTTTTTTAGTGCTATAATTCAATCAAACTTTCAAAGCTATGACAGTATCAATCATAACCTTAAAAACGGGTGATCGCATCATCACTGAGCTGAAAGAGATCTTTGATGGGGAAGAGGAAGACAAGAAAGGTGTCTGTCTACTCATGGAAGATCCATATGTTCTCAATTTAGATGGAGGTCAACCTCAATATTTAACTGAACAACATGGTATGGAATACCAAGTTAGGTTTAGTAAGTGGAATCCTTATTCTACTGATTGGCAATTTAAAATTCCATATGATTGTGTTATGACAATCAGTGAACCAGAACCAGGACTGGAAAATGCTTGGAAACAAAAACTTACCCAAAAAAAGGAAATAGAAAATGACGGAACAGGTGAAATTAAAGACTAATCATAATATTCGTGTAGTAAATCTAACTACAGGGGATAATGTTCTTTGTATGTTTGGTGAAGTTCGTGGAGATGAGGATAAAGTTATTGGATATCGTATGTTATATCCATACAAACTGACTCTTGGAGATGAGAATAAGGATGGAACTATTCCTATTTCATACACTCGTTGGTGTCCTTTTTCTCCTATAGAAGAACATCGTTTAGGTGGAGAACATATTATTAGTGTTGTTTATCCTGATAATAATATTGTTGATAATTTTGCGGGTAGACTTCGTGAGATTGGAATGTCTGAAGAACAAATTTTCTTTCCAGAGGAGGTAAAAGAAGATGGAAGTGAAAGCGAACCTGCTGAAGCTGCATGATGAATGGATTGTTGCTCAAGTAGAACCAATAGCAGAGGGTGACAGTTTACCAGGTGACCCTGATGTGTGGATGATTGAACCTTATCTGGTAGACTATGATGGTAAACTAACCCCATGGGCAGAACATTCTTCTGAGCGTGAGTTTAATGTTAGATCTTCTGATTTGACAGTTGTTACAAATCCAAGCAAGTCATTACTTGCTCGTTACATTGAATGTCTTGAATGAAGTTTTACACTAGTGTAGAGCAAGCAGGCAATCGTTTGCTTGTACGTGGTTATGAAAATGGCAATCGTTACAGCGTCAGGGTTCCTTTTAATCCTACGCTGTATTTGCCTACAAAGAATTATTCTAAATGGAAAACACTAGAAGGGGAATGTGTAGAACCACATAAGTTTGGTTCTATTAAAGAAGCAAGAGATTTTGTCAAACAGTATAAAGAAGTTCCAGATTTTGATATCTATGGTAACTCTCGTTTTCTGTATCAATATATTGCTGAGCAACATCCTGAGTTTATAAAATTTGATAGCAGTAAAATACGTGTCTTTAATATTGACATTGAGACTGCTGCTGAAAATGGGTTCCCTGATATTGAAAGTGCTGATCAGGAGATTCTTGCTATTAGTATCAAGGATAGTTTCTCTGGTCGCATTACTGTGTTTGGAGCTAGACCATTTGATAACAAAGATCCTATGGTTGATTACATGCACTTCAGATCTGAAGAAAGTATGTTAGGAGCATTCCTTGATTTCTGGCAAGAAAATTATCCTGATGTTGTTACAGGATGGAATGTGCAGTTGTTTGATATGCCGTACATTCATAATCGTATTAGTCGTATTATGGGTGAGAAGTTTGTTAAACTTTTATCACCTTGGAGATTAGTATCTCAACGTGAAATTTTTATTAAAGGTCGTAGACAGTTTGCTATTGATACTCTTGGTATATCATGTTTAGATTATCTTGAATTGTATAAGAAATTTACTTATCAAAATCAAGAGAGTTATAGACTTGATCATATTTGTATGGTTGAACTTGGAGCAAGAAAATTAGATCACTCTGAGTTTGATACATTCAAAGAGTTCTATGAGAATGACTGGCAAAAATTTATTGAATATAATATTCATGACGTTAAGTTGGTAGATCAACTTGATGATAAGATGAAACTGATTGAACTTGCATACACCATGGCATATGATGCTAAGGTGAATTATGAAGATGTGTTTAGTCAGGTACGTATGTGGGATAATTACATATACTGCGAATTACTAAAACGTAAGATTGCAATTCCTCCTAAGAAGGAGGCAACAAAGTCAGAAAAGTATGCGGGGGCTTATGTCAAGGAACCGATTCCAGGATTCTATGATTGGGTGGTTAATTTTGATCTCAATAGTCTTTATCCTCACCTCATTATGCAGTACAATATCTCGCCCGAAACACTCAGGGAGGCTAGACATCCCAACGCAAGCGTTGAAGGGATTTTAAATAAAGAGACTGATATTGATGGTGAGTTTGCTGTGTGTGCTAATGGAGCACAGTACAGGAAAGATAAGCATGGGTTCTTACCATTGATGATGCAGAAGATGTATGACTCTAGGGTCATCTTCAAGAAGAAAATGATTGAGGCAAAGAAACAGTATGAGAAAACTCCTACTGTTGAACTCTCTAAAGAAATTGCTCGCTGTAATAATATACAGATGGCAAAGAAGATCTCTTTGAACAGTGCTTATGGTGCTATTGGTAATGAGCACTTTAGATACTATCGTCTTGCTAATGCTGAGGCTATTACACTCTCAGGTCAAGTCTCAATTAGATGGATTGAGAACAAGATGAATGGTTATCTAAATAAACTACTCTCTACTGATAACGTTGATTACGTCATTGCATCTGACACCGACTCAATATATCTTAATCTTGGACCTCTTGTTACTAAATTTTTTAGTAATAAGTCTGGTGATAAGATTCGGATCGTTGAGCTACTGGACAAGATCTGCAAAGATAAGTTGGAACCGTTCATTGATGCCTCGTATCAGGAACTTGCAACGTATGTATCGGCGTATGACCAAAAGATGATTATGAAGCGAGAGAACATCGCTGACCGTGGTATCTGGACTGCCAAGAAGAGATACATATTAAACGTGTGGGATTCTGAAGGAGTCCGTTATAGTGAACCCAAGATGAAGATCATGGGTTTAGAAACAGCTAGGTCATCAACACCAGCATACTTTAGGGATAAATTATATGCAGCTTTCAAGATCATTATCGGCAAAACAAATGATGAACTTATCAATTTTATCAATGATGTCCGAACAGAAACCAGAGAACGACCTTACGAGGAAGTCGCATTTCCCAGAGGCGTTAACAACCTTGAGAAATATCGCAACAGAACTGACATCTATAACAAAGGAACCCCCATCCACGTAAGGGGTGCTCTTTTGTACAATCATTATGTAAAGAAACATAATGTACAAAACAAACATCCTCTCATCCAAGAAGGTGAGAAGATTAAGTTCATGTATCTTAAAACACCAAACCCACTCCATGAGAATGTGATTAGTTTCTTTGGTGAATTGCCAAAGGAATTTGGTATTGAAAAATATGTGGACTACCAAAGACAATTTGAGAAGAGTTTCTTGGAACCTCTCAAAAATGTGCTACAATGTATTGGTTGGACTCACGAAAAAACTATCACCATTTCTAGTTTCTTTTCATGACAAAGAAAATTTTTGTAGTAACATGGACAAATCATGTTGTGGGTCAAGTAAGTCCTGAGGACATTAAATGCTTTGAGGACCATGACACTGCTCTTGGGTTTGCTAAACTCATGAGTAAGAATTATACTTACGTAAACTTTTATGAGGATGAAGCATCACAATGGGATTTTTAGATTCTGTAATTAAGGACAGTGGAAATGAATTTGCTGGTCTCGTTAGCGAAGGAGTCGCTGCTGGCGACATTACTAATTACGTTGATACTGGGAGTTACATCTTTAACGCCTTGGTTAGTGGCTCGTTGTTTGGAGGTCTTCCTTCCAACAAAGTTACTGCCTTGGCAGGAGAATCAAGCACTGGCAAGACTTTCTTTGCTCTTAGTGTCGTTCGTAATTTCCTTGCCTCTAATCCTGATGGAGGTGTCATTTATTTTGAAACTGAGTCCGCAATTTCCCGTGACATGATTGAGTCTCGTGGCATTGACAGTTCTCGTATGGTACTGTTTCCTGTTGCTACGATAGAAGAGTTTAGAACACAGGCATGTAGAATTGTTGACAAGTATTTAAAAGAACCTAAAGATAAACGTCAACCAATGATGTTTGTTCTTGATTCTCTTGGTATGCTTAGTACATCAAAAGAGATGGATGACATTTCTAATGATAAACAAGTCAGGGACATGACCAAATCACAGTTGATCAAGGGTGCATTCAGGGTCTTGACATTGAAGTTAGGACAGGCTAGTATACCTATGATAGTTACTAACCATACTTATGATGTGATCGGATCTTATGTTCCTGCAAAGGAGATGGGAGGTGGTACAGGTCTTAAGTATGCAGCATCTACTATAATCTATCTCGGCAAGAAGAAAGAGAAAGATGGAACTGAACTAGTGGGTAACATCATTAAGTGTGAAGCTAAAAAATCTAGATTATCTAAGGAGGGATCTAAAGTTGAGACTCGTTTATTCTTTGATGACCGTGGACTGGACAAATATTATGGACTCTTGGAGCTTGGTGAAAAGTATGGAGTATTCAAACGGGTGGGCAACCGTATCGCCATTGGTGGTAGTAATGTTTACCCTAAGTCTATACTCAGTGATCCTGAGAAATACTTCACAGACGAAGTGATGGCAAAACTAGAAGAAGCAGCAAGAACAGAATTTAGTTATGGTAACTGATACAATTCTCTTTGGTGATTGTCGTGAGACTCTCAAAGAGTTTGATGGTAAAGCTAGGATGTGTGTTACTTCACCACCTTACTATGGTCTACGTGACTATGGTGGTGAAGAAAAACAGATAGGACAAGAACAGAC